TCCCGACGCCGGAGTGCCGCGAGGTCATCAGCGAGGGCGGGCGGCTGTGCCTGCACTGCGCGACGGCGGTGACGGGCACCGTGAACCTGAGCGGGTTCATGAAGATCGAGGAATTCTGATCGTGAACGTGCTGTACAAGTGATGGGCGTGCCGATGTCTGATCGGGCGGGGTGGCCGTAAATGGCGAAGGGCGACATCCTGCAAATTACCGCCGGGTCGTCGATTCCGGCGAACGGCGTCGAGGTCACGTTTTCGACCGCGCCCGCCAGCGGGAACCTGATCCTTATCTTCTGCGGCAACACCGAAAATTACTCGCAGACCCTTTCAGGGTTTACGAACCTCGGTGGGGCGGGTCCGGACGCGAACATCGTCGCGTGGGCGAAGGTCGCGGGCGGGTCGGAGCCGACGAGCTACACGGTTACGCTTGGCGCTGACTGGCTGAATCGCGGCGCGGTTGGTGTCGTGATTGAGGGGCCGTTCTCCGACCTGACCGATGTCGTGGCCTACGCGGGCACGAGCGGATTGACCACGAACACGATCCCGAGTTCGGCGCAGTCCGTGTCGGCCGGGACGTGGGCATTTGCCGCGACGAGCCAATGGGGCCTGACGCCGCCGTCGAGTTTCAGCAATTCGTTCGGCAACGCCGTATCGCACACGGCGGGCGGCGCGAACGGCACGACTGTGGCGCGTCGTCAGTACACCTCGGGGTCAAGCGGTGACGTTCAGACTGTCGCGACGTGGGGCGCATCGCAGGACGCTACAGCGGGCGTGCTGGTTCTGGTGCCCTATGGCGGCGGCGCCTCCGGCCCCTCCAAGTCCATGTCCTACTACTACCGCACACTCGGAGTGACCTGACGTGGCACGCTTGAAGACGGTCGAGTATTGGTTCCCGATGCTGGCGACCGCCGTGGACGCCACGGATACCAACTTCACGCAGATCACGGTCTACCTGCCGGAGACGGGTACCAAGACGTTCCGCTCGGTGTTCTTGGAATGCGTGGCGCACGACCGCAACACGACGCTCGGCAACATTTCGCGGCGGCAGTGCTCGCTGCAACTCGGATCGGCTGGTTACTCGGCGGTGAACAACACCAACGCGATCAGCAACGGCGGCGAGCAGCAGACGGTCCTGTTCTCGGGCGACTTCACGAGCTACTTCAACACCAACTGGTCGGGCGCGTCGATGACGTGCGACGCCCGCGTGCTGTTGGACTCCGCAGTGGCCTCGCCGCTGAATCCGGCATTCAACAACATCTCGGCGCGACTCGTCATCACCTACGAGTACGACGAGACGAGCACCACGCACGTCAAGACGGTGCGCATCCCGCTCAATGCCCCGGTGGGCGCGGTGGGCACGTCACAGCCCGGCACGGCCACCGCGACGATCCCGGCGCTCGACACCGAGTTGCCGGAGGCCAGCAAGGTCTACCGCCAGATCGCGGTCGTCACGCAGGGCAACGACAACGCCGCGAGCACCGACATTTCGATCTCGCACCGCATCGGCAGCGGGACCACGTTCACGTCGCAACTGTACGAGCACGGCTCCAACGTCGCGATGTTCACGCGGCAGAACAGCGTAGAGTCGTTCGATACGAGCGTGTCGCAGAGCTTCTACCTGTGGGGCAGCGCCGCGTCGTGGCATCACCAGCAGGCGTGGCTGGTCGTCACCTACGAGTTCGACGCCTCGGCCGCAAACGACGTGTTCGTGTCGCTGCTGCTGCCGATGGAGATGGACTCCCCGATGGGCGGGACGACTTCCTCCGACTACCAGCGGGCGAAGCGCGACCTGTTCATCGAGGAACCCGCGACGATCACCACGAAGCAGATCGCGGTGATGGTGTTTTGGGATGCGCTTGCGGCCATCAGCGGCTTCAACATGCGCGTCGGCACGGGGTCATTCGTGACCTACACCGACGCCGCCGCAGTGCTCGGCGGCAGCAACGCGGCGATGGTCCGCAACGACGCGGCGTTCTCGCTGGCCCGAGGGCGCAACGCGCTCAACTTCGACGCCTACCGCACGGACACGGCCGACCTCGGTTACAACGTCGGCGTGCTGTGGATGGTGAACTACACCTGCGGCAAGCCAAGCGCGGGCCACGGTGCCGAGAACCATACCGTCCTGTGGGGCATCAAGCAGACCGGCACGGTGGCGGCCAGTCAGCAGACATTGATCGCGGCGACCTCGGTGGCGATCCCCGAGACGAGCTTCTTTTTCACCGCCATCGGCATCGAATACCGCTACGTGCCGTCCGGCACAGTTGCGGTGGCCGGGGCAGCGATCCAGACCGAGCGACTGGCCTCGGGCGAGGGCGGGCTCGTGTGGGAGGCGATCTACGCCGACCTTGGCGGAACGGACGGCGAGACGGGCATCTATCACGCCTACGCCACTGCACGCGCGGTGTTCCAGCGGTGGCCCGGCGATACGGTTGACGGCAACGACCGCCTCGACATCGAGACGAATCGCCGCTGGCGGCTCGCGACCGCGCAGAGCGTAGCGACGTTCGATCAGTTGACGCTGCTGCTGACCTATCACTCGATCACGTTCACCTGCGCGGACTCGATCACCGGCTTCTCTGGGACCGTGGACCTGAGCCTGCACCGCGAGAACGGCGAGAAGGTGCTCGCGACCTCGCGCAGCGGCGACGGCGCGTTCTCGTTCACGTGGTACGACAACACCGAGGAACTGTACGTCTTGGCCGATGACGGCACCAATGTGGGCCGCTCGGCACTGACCCTCGCCTCCGGTAGTCCGTAAGGGAGCCGCTCCGTGGCCTTCACGGTCATTGCAAACGGCGGCACCGGGTTCGGCATCTCGCTGTCGTCGAACAACATCGACGGCACCGCGTCTGTCACGGTTTCCAGCTCGATCACCGCCGTTGGGGCGGAGGGAGCCCTACGCACCGTCTCGGTCAGCGTAACGCATGACGTAACGGTGTCTGGGGTTGAGGGAGCGCAGCGCGCATCCACCCTAGACGCTTCGCACCTCCTAGAGGTGTCCGGGACGAAAGCGGCTGTCGGGTCGGTAGCCGTCACGGTCTCCAGCGACACAGCCACCACGGGGGAGGCTCAGGCCACTCCGGCGATCACCTATCGACCGAAGCGTGGCGGCGTGTTCCGGGGCGAGGGTCGATGGGCGCGGCAACCTCGTAAGTTGCATGGTCGCTATGGGGCAACGCCAGTCACCAATGACTTCACAGGGACCGTGGCGATCACGGTCACTGAGGCGGTGGCCGTCACCGGGCAATCCGGGGCGCAAGCCTCCGCCTCGGTATCGGTAACTCATGCCGTAGACACCGTAGGGGCCAAGGGGGCGCTGGGCACTGTCGCGCTCACAGACACGGCGGATCTGACGGCGACGGGGGCTGCGTCCAATGCAGCCGACGTCACGGTCGCGGTAGCTTCGGACACCACGGCATCCGGGCAGAAGGGGGCGTCCGCCGCAGTCACGGTTGAGGCGACTGCCGACGCCGCTGTCAGTGGGGCACAGCCACAGTCCACGGCGATCACGTACCGTCCGAAGCGGGGTGGGGTCTTCCGTGGCGAGGGGCGCTGGGCCAAGCAGCCTCGCAAGCTGTATTCCCGATACGGGGCTACCACAGCGGCGACCAACATCGACGGCACTGCCTCGGTCACGGTCAGTTCGACACTGGAGGCGGTCGGCGCGCGGGTAGTCACGGGCACCAGCGCCGTCGCCTGCACGTCCACGCTGGATGCCACCGGGGTACATGGCGCCCTCCGGGATGTCACGGTGGCGGCGACTGCTACGCCAGAGGTGGCTGCGGCCAAGACCGCTGCACGGGCCGTTGACGTTCCGGTCAGCTCCGACCTGAACACAGAATCAGCTCACGGAGCCCTGCGCTCCGTCAGCGTGTCGGTGGCCTCGGACCTCAACACGCAGGCGGGCAAGAGTACGACGGCGACGTCCACGACATCGTGCGAAATTGCAATTGATTGCAATGGCGAGCACGCCGGGGCGAGAGGAGTTTCCGTAGGCGTGTCGTCGTCTGCGGACGTGGGGTCTTACAAGGCGGCCTCGCGTACGGTGGAGCTGGCAGCGTCGGCCGCAGTAACCGCCACAGGCGTCGCGGTCGAGTTCCACTCTGGGACGGCGTCTGTCAGCGTGTCGTCGTCCGTCGATGTGACGACCGCCTCTGGGGTCGGCGGCACTGTGACTTGCCCGGTGACGGCGGAGGTGGCCTGCACTGGGACGCACGCGGCAGCGCGAACCGTTGAGATCGCGGAGAGCGCGGCCCCCAGCGTTACGGCTTTGCGCTCGGCACAGGGCAGCGCTTCGCTTGCAGCCTCTGCTGATGTTGCCGTAACGGGGGTCGGGTTCGAGGCCCACACCGGATCGGCCAGTGTCGCCGTGTCGTCGGCGGTCTCCGTGGGCACTGCGACGGCACGAGCAGCCACGGTCGAGGCGGCAGCCAGCGCAGTCCCCAGTGTTACGGCCACCGCCCAGCGCCTTGGCGTTGTGGCGGCGTCCGCGAATGTGGCGGTCGAGGTCGCCCCGACGTCTGCGCGGTACGCCACAACCGAGGTGGGGGCGTCGTCCAACGTCTCCGTACAGTCCGGCCGAGCCGTATTGGTCGCGGAGGCCGCGGGCGTCGAGGTGAATGCCCGCAAGGCCGCATCGGCAGCGGTCAGTGTGGAGGGGGCGGTAGACGCCACTGTGGCGGCGGCCAAGGGCGCGTCCCGGCAGGTGGGCGTCACCGTATCGCACGGCGTCGAGGTCGTACCACGCGCCGGGCGCCGGGGCAGCGTGGTCATCACGCTGGAGGCCATCCCGGATGCTCAGGGCATTGCCGGGCGACGGGCCACGGTCACCATTCCGGTCTCCGCGCTGCTCGCGGCGCAGGGTCGCCGTGGCGTCACCATCCCAGTGTCGGTGGCGTCCGAGGCTGTGGTCAGCGTCGAGCCGCGAGGGGCGCACAACAGCGCCGCTTCCGTGGGCGTCACGTCGAGCCTCGATGCGGACGGCTACCAAGTCATCGCGCAGGAGGGCGACGCGGCCGTTGCGGTGTCCGGCGCGATCACTGTCAACGGCGTTCGGGGGGCGTTCGGGGCCGCCGGCGTCACCACGTCGGTGGATCTGGCAGTCTCCAGTGCCGCAGGACGACTCGATGGCGCCACCACCATCGTTGCCGGAACGGTGGAGGCCGCCGGGACCAAGGGCGGCGTGGTCAGCTTCACGCTACCAGCCTACGCCGTACTTGAGGTGGTTGGGGCCGGGGCCCGCGGTGGTGACGCAGCGCTTGATGCGGCTTCTGCGCTCACGGTCGTCGGTGAGTTTGGCTCGCCGGCGCACATCGAGGAGGAGATCTCCGCGGTGGCCGTACTGGAGGCGTCCATCTCGGTCACGGCCGTGTTTGGAAGCTCTATAGTCGGAAGCGCTCTCATGGGCATTGACACGCTCGTCACCGCGCACATGGCGCCGAGTGTCGACGCTGTCGCGGTTCGCGAGAGTGAGATCTCAGTCACGACCACCATCGAGAACGTCGCGTGAGCCTAGCCACTGAGCTGAATTTCGAGATGCACCAAGGCGACACCAAGCGCCTGCGCGTTTTCGTTCAGGATCCAGCCCGCCAGCCGATCTCACTGGTGGGCGTGCAAAGCATCAAGTGGTGGGTGGCCAAGAAGGTGACCTCCACGACGCGCTTGCTGGAGAAATCCGTCGGCTCCGGCATTACGATAACGAGCGCGGCGAACGGCGAGTTGACGGTGAGCATCGAGCCCGAGGACACCGACGACGTTGTCGGCGACTACTACCACGAGATGGAGGTCATTGATTCAGCAGGCGACATTGGAACCGTCCTGCGCGGAACGATGACCATCGCTCGTGCTCTGGTAACCAACCCAACCCCCTGATCGGAGACTGACACATGGCCCTTTCTGCTGCTGCACGCAACAACATGCTGGACTGCGGTCTCCGCAGCCAGAACCCGTCCATCGGCATCACGCACGCCTCGCTGCACACCGCGAACCCGGACCCGTCGGGCGGTAACGAGGTCACGGGCGGTACGCCCGCGTACGCGCGCAAGTCCGTCACGTGGAACGCGGCCTCGGCCGGTGCCATGTCCGCAAGCAACCAGCCGGTGTTCGATGTGCCTGCGGCCACCACGGTCACACACGTCGGCTTCTGGTCGGCGCTCACCAGCGGCACGTACATGGGCATGTCCGACGTCACCGACGAGACGTTCGGTGCGCAGGGCACGTACACGCTGACGAGCGTCTCCGTCACGCTGACCTAAGGAGGGCGTCATGGCCCTTGAGGTCGAGGACGGCACCGGCAAGAGCAACGCCGACAGCTACATCGCGTTGGCGGACGCTAATGCGTACTTCGAGGCGCGCGGCGTCGAGACGTGGGCGGAGCAGGACGACGTCGCCTTGGAGGCGGCGCTGCGTCGCGCCACGGCGGCACTCGACTCGTGGCTGCGTGGTAGCTGGGTCGGCACGAAGAAGACGCGCACGCAGGCGCTGGCGTGGCCGCGTACCGGGGTGGTTGACGAAGACGGCTTCGAGTGGCTCGACACCGAGGTGCCGACGCTCGTGGCGCACGCCTGCGCTGAGATCGCGCTCGTCGAGCTGACGGAGCGTTTCATCCAGCAGTCGGTGAGCCGGGACAACACCATCGCCTCGGAGAGCGTGGGGCCCATCTCCGTGTCGTACCGAGCTGACTCGCCGACGAACAAGCGGTATCCACACATCGAGGCCATGTTGCGCGGGTTTGCGAATTCGTCGGCGCCGCAGGTCACCATCGGCGTCGGATTGACGGCGGCCGAACTCGCGGCCCTCGAAGACGACGGCGAGTACGACCTTGGCGACTACGTGATCAAGACCTACTGAGCTGATTCTGTGATCAGCCGGAGAGCGGCATGGGGTTCTACGAGGACAAGCGGGACGGGGTCGTGGTCCGCGCCATGGACAAGTATGGCGTCACGATGCACCTCGTCGTGCCGGCGGCCGGCGCGTTTGTCCCCGCGACGGGGGCGTTCACGCCGGGCACCGACCAGCTCGTGTCGGTTCGTGGGCTGCTCGGCAAGTACGTCCGTCAGCGCAAGCAGGAGCTGACCCACGGCGCCCAGCAGTACGTGTACCTGTCCGCGTCCGGCTTGGCCGTAGTGCCTGCGGTGAACCACAAGCTGCGGGTAGCGGGCGTCGACTACGAGATCACCAGCGTCGAGGAAGTCTCCCCGGGCGGTATCGTCGTGCTGTACCAACTCACCGTGGTGCGGCCATGAAGCTCGAAGCCTTTCGCCGCGGGCTGCTCAAGCAGGCGCAGCGCGCCGTCGAGGCCAAGGCCAAGGATGCGCAGCTCGCCGTTGGCCAGCACGTGTACGAGCGCATGATTCAGCGCACCCCGGTGCTGACCGGTCACGCGCGCCATAACTGGCGGCCCAGCGTCAACGAGCAGGTCGACACGGAGCAGGCCGGCGTATTCGGTGGTACGGAGACTGGAGAGCCCATCACGGCTGCGGAGCGCGCCCGGTGGCGGGACGTGCGCAAGGCCATCGGCGCCATGCCGCTCGGGCAGACCATCTGGATCAGCAACAACGTGCCGTACGCGCAGCGCCTCGAACACGGGTGGTCCCAGAAGGCTCCGTCTGGCATGGTGGAGATTACTTTGAGAGAGGTTTTGGAGGGGATATACAGTCAACAGCCGAAGGTGATTGGCGATGACGGCAGCGGCTGAACGCGAGGCGGTCGGAACGATTCTGGGTTCGTGGACGCAAACCCAGATCGAGTGGCCGAACAAGGCGTTCACGCCGCCTGCGAAGGCCGCGTGGCTCCGCGTGACGCTGCAATCCGCAGACGCCGCGCAGGTAGAGCTGGGGGCCGACCGAGTCATCCACCGACACCCGGGGATTGTGCTGGTGCAGGTGTTCGTGCCTGCGAACTGGGGCGACAAGACGGCGCTCGACTTGGGTGAGGCCGTGGCCGCGTTATTCCGGCGGCAGCGGGTTGAGTTCGTCGACGGCTCGATAGTGTTTCGAACGCCGGCGGTGAGGTCCATCGGAGTGGACGGGGCGCAGTTCCAAGTGAACGTGAGCATCCCGTTCGTGCGAGACTGGCTTTTCTAATCGAGGTACGTCATGTCTACGAACTACAGCGCCGCAATCGACACCAGCGACATCAAGCTGGCCTTCGCAGACGAAGTCACGTGGGGCACCGCCCCGGCCGTGGCCTTCGACCAGATGCGCATCACGGGTGAGTCGCTGAGCGAGCAGAAGCAGCGCAACCGCCCGCAGGAGATCAAGCCGGACGGCGTCGTGTCGCACGCCATCACCACGCAGGTCGGCGTGGAGGGCGCGGTCAACTTCGCGCTGTCCGCAAGCACCTTCGACAAGTTCATCGCGGGCGCGCTGAACAGCACGTGGGGCGCAGACAGTGCGGTCAGCGACGCCACCGGGGATCTGGAGATCACGGGTACCGACACGATCACCAGCTCGGCCATCAACTTCACGGCGGAACTCGTTGCCGGTCAGTGGTTCTACATGAACGGCTGGGACACGGCGGGCAACAACGGCTGGTTCCGCGCCGTCACGGTGGCTGCGGGTGTTCTGACCGTGTTCCCGGCGACGCTGACCGCCGAGGTCTCGACGGGCGACACGATCACGATCAACAGCAGCCGCATCGTGAACGGCACGACGTTCAACTCGCACTTCATCGAGAAGCAGCTCGCCAGCAACCTGTTCCTGAAGTACGCGGGCTGCTACGTGTCGCAGCTCCAGCTCAGTGCCTCGGTGGGCAACTTCGTCGAGGGCAGCTTCAACGTCATGGCGAAGTCCGAAGCGAAGGGTGTGGCCACGTCGTCCACGGGCGCGTACAACGCCGCCCCGACCGGGCGCGTGATCGACACCGTGGCGGGCGTGGCCAACGTAATCGTGGATGGCGCGGCGATCAGCGCCCCCGCACAGGCGCTCCAGCTCAACATCACCAAGCAGGGCGCGCGGTCGCAGTACGCCATCGGCTCGGCGGATGCGCAGGGCATGGGCCGTGGCACCATCGACCTGTCGGGCAGCCTGACGCTGTACTTCAAGGACTTCACGATGTACGACCTGTACAAGAACGAGACCGACGTGAACGTCTCGTTTGTCCTGAAGGACAACGCGGGCCGCGGCTACGGCGTGACGATTCCGGCGGCGACGCTGATGAATCCGTCCATCGTGGCGGGCGGGCCGGACTCCGACGTCATGGCGGAGTTCCAGCTCGAAGGCAACCCGGACGCGAATGGCCGCATCATCATGATCGACCGGTTCGTGGTGTAAGTCGTAGCTGACTGCAAATAAGGGGGCGGCATTACGCCGCCTCCTTCTCATGACGAGAGAGGTGTAGAAGATGGCACGCATGAATCGGGCTAAGGAAGGGGCAATCCCTCGACCTAATGCAAGGTTGCTAGAGCAACCGGCTCGCCCGATGTGCGCCAAGTGTGGCGTGAATCTTGCGATGGTGAGACCTAAGACTGAACTCAGCGCAAATGGGTTTAGGCTTTTCAGGAGGTACTGTTCGTATTGCTCGAATATCCGTCATTACGGGCCAAGGTCTTATACCAAGCACAAGAAAGGCGCGTGCGATCTGTGCGGGTTTGTTCCCGTTCATTCATGCCAACTGGATGTTGATCATGTAGACGGGGATAAGACAAACGACTCTATTGAGAACCTTCAGACGCTTTGCGCTAATTGCCATCGTCTAAAGACGTGGCAGAATCGTGATGGCAAGAAGCATGTTCAGTAACCACAAGACGTGAGGTGAACCGTGGCAAATCCGTACAAGCTGTTCGCGAACGACAAGCACGCCGAGCAGGAAGGCATCCTGATCAATTACGGCGATTTCCGGTTCCGCATCGCGCGGGCCGGCGGCGGCAACCAACGCTTCCGGCGCCTGTTGCAGGCCAAGCTGAAGCCCTACCGCCACCAGATCGACAACGACACCATGGACGACGCCGTGAGCGAGCAGCTCCTGCGGCAGGCGTACGCGGAGGCCATCGTGCTCGGCTGGGAGAGCCGCGTGGTGTCCGACGAAGGCGTCGAGACGTGGGAGCCTTGGCTGGAGACGCCGGCGGGCCGCGAGCCGTTCTCCGCAGAGGCGTGCTTCCGCGTGCTGTCTGATCTGCCGGAGCTGTTCCGCGACGTGCAGGCCATGGCAACGCGTGCCGCGAATTTCCGGCGCGCCGAGGAGGACGCTGACGCAAAAAACTGACGGAGGTCTTGGTTTGGGACCTCGAATGGGGCACTCCGGAGCGGCAGAAGTTCCTGAAGACGCTCGTAGAGCAAGGGATCACGCCGGACGCCCTGAGGAACAAGCCAAGACTGAGGCCGTGGCTGGCGGAGTACTACAGGGCGTTTCAGGTCCTGACCTCCAGCCGGTCCGTGGGGATGGGCGGGGTCGGCGCCATCCCGCTGAGCGAGATCGCGGCCTACTTCGAGCTGTTCGAAGTCCATGACCCCGATGAGAGGCACGCCTACGTCACGATGATCAAGGCCCTCGACTCGGCATACCTTGAGCGCACCAACAAGGCGTCCACGGCCTCTGTGAAGCCGGTGGAGCCGCGG